TGCGGAGACAGCATTTGCACAACACCACCAGCAACTAAACCAATACCCGCTTGAACTAACCAAGCCTGACCAAAATATGCACCGACAACGATCATTACCGCACCAACAATGGTTTGCAGAATACCACCACGCTTGCTGCCACCAATGACTGGCACAATGCGAATTTCAGTCGTACCAGCCAAATCAAACTCATCGGTACCTGTATTATGGCCATTGCGAAAAATGGCATAGCGCAGCCCAAGCTTTGCCTGTTCTTTAATAAACAGATCAAATCCATGCAGGGTATTTTTTAACGCGCTAAAAGCTTCGTTTGTGGTACCAGTTTCGAGTAGACGCTGGTGATGGCGGCCGAACTTAGCTGCCAAGGATCCTGATAGCTTGATAGTGGTCTGTGTGCTCATGGGGTTTCCGTGAAAGCATGAATTTGAGGCAATAAAAAAGCCACCTGAAGAGGTGGCTTTAGTGACGGGTATTTTTCCGCATATTTATGGCAGGATAAGCTTTATAGCGCTTTGAATCAATCGTGCTGGCCTAACCCTTGATAACGCACAATCATCCTTGTGTTTCGCTGCCAGTAGCCGCCGTAAATATCGTAGCGGCTAAGGCGACCATACAAGTGGTGCAGGATTTTACCCTCGCCGACATAAACAGCGGCATGATTGACTCGCTGACTTTGAATTTGCATTAAGATGCCGTCACCAATTTGCAGATCGGCAAGATTGATATTGGGGAGTGCCTTAAAGCCAGCTTTAGCGAAGTTATCGAGGTACAGCTCTTGCTCACCTTCCCACCAGCCGTCTTGGCGCTCAAAGTCTGGCAATAAAATGCTTTGAATATCGTGGTACCAGTCGCGAACACAGCTATAACAATCCCATACCCCATGCACAAACGGACGACCTAACAAAGGTTTTTGCTCACCCGTTGGCACCATAGAACGTAAATCGCCATCTGGCCAACTTAGGATATGCCAAGGTAGTCCACTGGCTTCACACATGGCGATATCACGCTGGCTAGGTTTGCTGCTGGCGTCAGGGTGGCTATGGCAGATACCTATGATCTGCCCTTGCTCCTCAATATCAGCATATTGCAGTGGATCAATCACAAACTCATCTGCTTTGTTAGTTGCCTTGTTATCGCATGGCACATAACAAGGATTGTTACCTTGCTGGATGATCAGTCCACAGCATTCATTGGGGTAGCAGTTGACCGCATGCTGAGTAAAAGCATGCAAGAGTGTTTGATGCATATTGACCTGCTTAGGTTGTGTTAGACCATTTTGCCGACGGCGGGAAAATGCTTGATCAATGTTTGATGGATGCTTGATTGCTAGCGCTTGTTTAACTCATTTTGGGGCTTAACGCATAGCCGATCACTTAACGTATAAGCTTAACGCATAGGCTTAACGTATAAGCCGAACGCTGGGGAATCCGCCGTGGGGTAATTCTTCGTTTTCGCCAAAGCGCAAAGTGCAACCGGCTATCGTGCCAGAGCATTGATCTAGTGCGGGGTTATCAGTTGGCTCGTCATCTTCGGTAAACATGGCTTCACCTGTGTAGCCACAATCGGCGCCGCGATATTCACCGCGCTGGCACCATGAGCAATAAGCAGTCATTTGTCGGCCGATTTTTTGGCCTGACAAGTCAGCAGGGTTTGAGAGCTCAAAAGTGACGGCGACATTATCCTCATTCACCTTTTTATCAACATACCAAATCTCTACCGCTTCTTGCGTTGGATCCGCTTCGCAATTGCCACTGGGAAAGTTGGCCGCATCAAGGTATTTAGCCAGCGTTCTGCGAATCGTGACCTTGGCTTGTTCCATGTTATGAAAGTACAAACACAGGGCGCTAATGCTGCCATCGATGTTGGCAACGGTTAACGTTGGTGTGCTGGGTGATCCATCTGAGTTAACTTCCACCCCTTCTAACTGCGCTGGCCATGCACTGTATTGTTCGCTCTGCCAATGGATGATGCGCGCTGGTAAATCTGGTTGATTAAGGTCAGCATCTGAGTAAGGAATATTGTGGGCATGAAAGCGAAGGATATCGGCGCCAAAGGCGGTACCATCTATTTCATAGAGAATAACCTCATTGCCCGGTTCGAGGGTTTGAATATCGGCACTAAGCATCTACGGCACCTTTGGTCCAGAGTTTACCTTGCTCGATAATTGCCAATGAATGCGCCTGGCGAATTTGTTCTACAGTTACGGAAGCTTCGGTGTTATCTGCTAAGCGCCAAATAGTGCTTTCAATGCCAGCATCTTCTGAGGCGTGAATTGCCGCCAACATTCTGCGCTGTGACTGTTCGTCACCATCAAAGACTAAACCATCAACTTCAACAGTGATTGAGTTAACGGCAGCAGTTCGTTGAGTGCGGAATAGGTATTCATCAATACTAATGCCATCAATCAATACTTCGGCGCGATATTGCTCAATCGTTTTAAGTTCAGGACGAACAGGCTCAGGCTCCGCAAATAATGGACACTCAAGCGCTTGTTGATCTTGGGTTTCTATCGGTAGCGGTAGCGCTGGCGCATTAAGCTCGGCATCAGCTTTACGTACAAGCCATGCTTGATACTGCTCAAACCAATCCCATTGTAACGTGACGCTGTACAGCTCGATAAACTTATCGATCACATAGTGCATTGCCGGATTTGCGGCATGTAAGCGGGTGACCAAAAGCACATAGGCCAGAGTTTTTGACTCTGGCCGATGGCGAATTATTGGCTGTTTGTGCTCATCGAGCACCGGCGAACCAGCATCATCGAGTTCGTAAAACATAATTAAATTCATGGTTACACCTTGTTTTTAATCCAGCCGATGGGCTCTTTTAATTTAGCTGTACCCACTAAAACAGTATTACCGTTTAAGTCGGTCTTAGTTGATTGATTATCGACAATTGCCACCTTGCCATCATCACCCCAGTTCGTTCCATTATGCTTAAGCTCAGTGTAAGCGTAATGAGGAACCGCTTGCTGGTTGATATTGGCTAGATAGCTAACCACCTTAAACGCCGGTGAATTATTGGCTGGCGATCCAAGAGTTAGCGCTTGGTGAGTAACCCCGTCGAAATTTGTAGCAGAGGTTAATTTACCAGTTTCATCGATGGCGCAAGATAATAGCGACTTATTGTTAACTGACACTCCTGAGTTGTTTTTCAGCACCTTACCAATTAACGACTCACCCAACAGAGCACCGTTTTCAGGACGATAGTCAGAGGATGCAAAGACGTTGTACGGAACTAGGCCAGCTATTGTGGCATTTGACGCGATTTCAGTTTGGGTAGCGAAGGCTTGGTATTGCAGCATGACAATGTTAGCCGCAGGTTCATTAGTTAACGTTACACTATTGTTCGCTGCGTTATATGTTGGAGTAAATACACTCCAAGATGCACCATTATTAGTTGAACGTAGTGCTGTTGGTGCAGAAACAGCATTACGGGATAACTCAAAAGAACTGATAGCACCAGTTGGCTGTTGTGCGTTTTTAAATCCAGACCATCCGCCTGATAATGCAGCTGTGGCATTAATAACTGCATTAGTAGCTATCACCTCGGTAACTAGGAAGTTTCCACCAACACTAATATTTGAATCAATAGAATTTAATGCTGTTGTTAGTTTGGTATTTTCAAAACCACGATAATTAGCATTCTTAATATTTTGGTAAACTTCTTGGGAGTCAACGCTATCGATGCCACAATCAGAATAACGCATATCACGGCAAACACCGCCTTGCCCATTTTGGTAAATTACATCATAGAATCGTCCATCAGGCCGTCCTGATCCACCTGCATCAATTAGGTCTCCTGGTGAAACTCCACTCTGACTCTCAAGATGATAATTAAAGCATGATATAGTGTCAGTGTATTGAGGGAAGTTTTGGTGGTACTCATTCCATTTGAACCAGTTAACACCTTGAACCAAATAATTGCCAGATCCTTTTGGGTTAAAGCTTGGATGATATGCGCCTAGGTTTAATCTATTAATTGTACCACAAACAAGAAAGTAACACTCTGCATTTATAGCAGTATCTTGCGAAGTATATAAGACAGTGTACGACCCTAAATTTTTCTTGTTATTAAGAACATCAATTGATGACCTATAGCTGTTCACCCCAGTTTCATATAATACATAAGGATCTCGATAGTCATTGAATCCCTGTGCAGTAATATTCAACTTATTATTTGCTTTTAATGAATCACCAATAATTGAATCAATTCTTTCCCAATTACCATTACCTGCCCCTGAAAACTCACGGCCACGCAATACCCACTGAATCAGGCGTCCATCGTCCGAGTAATATAGGTTGTTTTTAGGATCGGCTAACACCTTTTTAGTTTGCGCATCAGATAGCGCAAAAAAATCAACCTTTTTAGCCTTCTTGCCTAAAAAGCCAAAATAGCTAACAGGGCGGGCGCTATCACTTGTAGGGATGCCATTCATAGAGGTAAATAGGTCGCTAAATACGCCCTGCGGGTAAATTTCTGGATTCGCCGGTGTTACTTCCTGCGGGAAGGATTCAAATCCCCACATATCCACGCGGTTAATCACCACCTCAATATTGATAGGATCGGCGGACTGCGCGTTAAATGCGGCAGCAACCGTGGCATGATTGGTTATTACCCCTGTTGATTTGTTGTAAGTCGTTTTGCCATCTGGCGCTTGCGCAAGCTTAACTGGATATGCTAACGGCAAGTGGAATATCACCCCCGCAATATGTAGCACACCATGATCGGCTTTCGACCCACCAACCCCGCCAGCTTTCCCAATCAGAAGAGTGTTAGGCGTGGTGAGGGCTGTATAAAGTCCCGGCTTACATTCATTGACTTGTTTACCTGATTCATGATTACCAAAACTTACCCAACCACTGGCTGCATAGCGTTCTTTATTCTGCTCACGTATTGCATCAAACTGCGCCTGTGACATGGCGGCGGCGAGTACATCGGCGGCTATAAAGTTGCGGTTAACCTTTTCAAAAGCGGTACGTGCGGTATCGCCACCCGTGCCTGCTGGCTGGGTGCCAAGACTGATAGTTTCAAATGCCATTTGTTTACGTCCGATAGCGAAGTGTTAAGGATGAAATGCTTGTTCAAAAGTGGCGGTGATGCGGTACATGCCTCCACCTAACGGGGTGTTTGTTTGCTGAGTCACTTTCCACAATGAGGCAGTACCGAGGGGTGGTGTCCAGATAAACGACTTAAAACCTTGATGATCATCAAGAAATGCGGTGATCGCTTCAGCCATGGCTTTATTTTTAGTAAACGTCAGTGGCCAGCTTTGAACTTTACTGTTGATACCATCGCCAACTGCCTGACTATAACCATCGCCAAACTTTGCGGTGCGAGTGCGATACTGGGTATCACCCGTGGCACCATTGTCGGGTGCCCAAGTAAATGTTTGTGGCATTAGCGATAACCTCCCGCTATCGTGCGACCAATTTGGCCGTTAGGTTTTAAATCATTAGCGAGTAATTGCCGATATTTTTGCTCGACAAATTTACCCAGTTCGCTGCCGAACTGATTTAAGGCAGGGGTATCGGCTTTGGTTGTGGCATTGCCACTTTGATCTATGTTGACCTCAACATGCAC